AATTTTATACTTGCAGTCCATTGTATATTGTTTTCAGCTAATCCTGTAACGTGAACACCAAAAGAAGTAGCAGTTACATCTTTCATAGCTGCTGAGATATTTAGCCCACTATGACCTGCTGTAACTATATGTGTTAATGTTTGATGATATGTAGATGCTAGACCATTAGTAAAAACTACTGCACCTGTTATTTGTACATACCCATATTCTCCCTACCTCTCCTAAGCCCCCACCATAATTAACACCAATAACATTAGCTTCAAACCCTATTACAGAATTAGCTACCTTTTGAATATATGTCAAAGGCAAGTATTGAGTTAATAAAGCAGTTTCAGTAGCATCTGTAGTTTTACCTGATTGTTGTATGAATGATTGCTGACTTAAACCTACTGCATTATTAAAGCCACCACCACCTAAAACTACTTCCCCTTGATTTACAGAATTACCCCTAGTACCACTTATAATACTAGAATTATTTATTTTTTCTGATATTTCATTATTTTTTCCTGAAATAATTACATTTAAATTTTCTCCTAATGTTCTGTTATTGTTTCCTAATATAAAAGAGTTTTCAGTTCCTAAAGTTGCAGTATTTTTATTACCTTTAATTATATTATGCACATTACTAGCAGTCCTATTTATTTTAGTATTGTATATAAAAGCAGTACAAGTTCCATCAGAAGGATTAAATCTATACCCATAGGCTTCACAAGTTCTTTGATTAGCTACTACATCATTAGTACCATCTGTAAAAATAACGTGACCTATTTGATTAACTACTTTAGGTTTTATTGTAAATCCTTTTTTATATCTCATTATGGTATAAGTATAAATTCAACTGTAGCCAACTCATTAGGTTTATAATCAATTCTATTTACTCTATAGATTCTATTTTTTATCATTACTGTTTCATCAAACTTAAATACTGCTATATCAGCCGAGTTTAAATTAACCTTTAAAGTCATAATTCTAGTATCAGCATCATATAATTCATTGTAATAAGGTTCATAATACATACTAAATAAATTTAATGTAGGTGTAAAAGGTACTCCTGCAGGACTTATTAATTGACAAGCACCAAAATTATAATCTTCTGTTGTAGCAGTAGTAGGGTTTATTTCTGATAGATGACTGAATTGTAAAAATTTAGATGAATTTTCACTACTCTGTCCATTTTGTTCAGGTATATAATAAGATGCAGCAATAGTTACTTCTCCATTGTCATAAAGTATTCTAGGTAAATTGTCGTAACCCTCAAATTCTGTTTCTTTATCATTTGAACTATAAATAGAAGGAACTAAAAGTTTAGGGTATAAACTGAATAATGGTTTTACAACTGTAGCAGCAAAAGGTGTAGCTTCAATTATTTCTTCTCCTGATAATATAGTAAACGTAGATTTAGTAAATTTCCTTTCTCCATATAATTTACCACCTGTACCACCTTTGTATATTCTAAAAGCATAATCATCATCATCTTCTTCATACTTAAATACTGTATCTTTAATTAATTCTAAAGGTTTTAAATCTATTTGTGTTACATCTATCTTATCTGTCCAATCATATTTAACACCTCTTGAAGCTAAAGTTAAATCACTTGTTGTATTGCTATTAGTATGGTTTATAAATACATCAGCATAAGGTTCTATTAAAATATTATTTGGGTTTTGAGGGTCTTTTCTAGTTATTAGGTTAAACATGGTAATTAAACCTTTAAAATAATCCCATTGTCCTAATTCTCCCCTTCTAGTATTAAGTAAAGTTCCATTTACAGTAGTAGTTAATCCTATAGTTACATTAAAAGTAGAACCTTGTCCTGCATTTTGAAATAAACTATAAGCATTATTAGTAGAACTTTTAAATTGAAATTCTAATTTATCTCCTTGATTTAAAGTAATATATAAAGAATCTTGCCATACTGTAACATTACCAACAGAGCCTGTAAATGAACCTACTAATGGTACATCTATAATAGTATTTGCACTATTTTTTTTTACTATTCTATAAGTTAAAGGACTTGCTATTAAACACTTAAACAAAATATAATAATCTATTCTATATCCTACATTAGAAGTTTGTCCTATCCACCTACTACCTGCTTGATTCCAACCTACATCATTAGTAAAGTTATTATAATTGAAAGGTCCTACATTTTTATATGTAGTACTTGACATTGTTAAACTTCCCCCACTTTGGAAACCATAATAGCCTAGCATAGTTGTACTAGGTGTTTCCCCTGTAAAGTTAAAGTCCATAAATAATTTAGTAAACTTATCTGTATTTAAAAAAACAGATGTATATGTAAATCCTGCATCATTAAATATATTATCTAATAAATACTTACAATTTATAAAAGGTCTAAAAGCATCTTCTAATTTATCTAATTCAGGTCTAGCATCTATAGGTCCTGAACCTGCACCTAAATTACCACTTTGAGATATTGATATACCCCCTGTCCAATCTACAAAAGGATATTTTATAACATCAGTTGTAGTTGCACCTGTAGCACCTGCAAAAGAATTAGCACCTAATGGATTAGATAATGTAAGCCCTGTAGTCCAACTAGCTTTTATATTTGATTTATTATAATCGTGAGTTAATTCCCCTAATGATAATGATGCAAATGTTTTATCTTTCAAGGCATCTGCTAAAGCAATAACTTCTGAAAATAAATTTACATTATAACTTGTTTCGCCATCTTTATTGTTTATACTTATTAACCTTAAAAAACCATCAAATAAAGTATATCCATCTTGTTTTAATAAACACTTAGTAGTAACATAAGGATTAAAACTAGTAGCATCATTAATTCTAGTAATATCAAAAAGATGAGTAAATATTTTGTTGTTTCGTTTTGTTGCAGGAAGGTCAAAATCTTTAGAATAACTTTGTACTTTTTCAGCTACATTTTTAAAATCATCTATTGATAATGTTAAAGGTATATCTTCATCTTCATATTGGTCACAAATTACTTGCCCATCATCTAAGTCAGAATATATTAAAGTAGGTTGTGAGTTAGATTCTTTTATACTAATATCATCAACATAAATAGTATCTCCATCACTAGCATAAGCAAATACTAAAATTTCTTCTGAAGCATCTGCAATAAAAGTATCTGTTTGTGTTCCTAAAGTCGCAGCAAATGAAGGGTTAAAAGTTTGTGCTTCTAAAGTATATATACCTGAATTTAAAGTTTGATAAGCACCACCAATAAATATTAAACCTGTTCCTGCTTGTGTTATATTAAAAGATAAATCATATTGAACACCTGCAGTTAATCCTTGTATTTCTTGATACACCCCACTATAAGAGCCTGTAGAAGATGAATATATTTCTAGTTTATTTGTATTAGATGATATTGGTAAGTCTACTAATGAATAACCACTTGTAGCAGTAGTTCTAAACCTTTTCCAAGAAGAAATTGCAGGGTCATTATTAAGTGTTTCTGAAACTACATTTGTAGTTAAAACACTATAACCTGCGTGACTCATTACTGTTAGAAAATTTACATTATCAGCAACATATTGTAATTGTGTTACATTAGTTGTAGCAGTATAAACTCCTTTGTAATTTTGTGGAAATAAAACTAATTGTACACTCATTATACTGACTGTGTTCTTTTATTATTAGTTTTTTCTAATTCAAATGTATATTGAATGAGTTTATCATTAACCTTAGTTTTTCTAATATAACTTGATGTTGTAACACTAACAGGCTCTACAAATCTATTAGTCATTCCATCCCTTATTGCAACACCTGAAGCAACATATCCTTTTAAAATAAATACTTCTGTAGAGTTTATTAAATCTTCAAACCATACTGCATCTTCATCTGTTACAAATTCTGTATTTATAGTAATTATTTCTTTAGTATTTACTCTAAAATTCTTTTTACCACCTTTATAACCATTAATTCTATATTGTTTATCGTTCCAAGTACCACCAAGTTGTGTGTAATTAGTTCTATTAGTTTGTAATGACCTAATAGACTTCATTCTAAAATTATAATAATCCCAAGCACCGTGAGGATTTAACCAAGTCAATCTAATTGATTCAAAACCTGCACAAGCATTTTGATTTTTTATGTTTATTTTATATAATTGACTTATCTCTATTTGTGTACCAGGACTATTATCTAAAGCCTGTATTGTATAATAGCTAGTATTACTCATAAAATTTCTAAAAGTATTACTATGACCTCTTAAATTAGCAGGAAAAGCACCAAAATACATAAACCTAGTAATAGAATCATCATTACCATAGTTAAAACCACCATTACTAACTTGATTGTTAATACCTAAAGTAGCTAATAAAGTATCAGAACTATCATACATTTTAACTTGCATCTTCTGAACTATAAAAGGTGCAGGATTAGATGGTGCGCCTATTTGAAAACCTTCATTAGCAGTACTTAAAAAATTAAAAAAAGCAAGTGTTCCATAATCTTCTAAAGAAGCATTTTGTTCTATAGGTGCATTACTTAAAAACTTTCCTTTTTCTCCATATTCTAAATTAAAAACTAGTTTAGGAACATCTAAATTAAAACCATAGTTACCATTATCTTCTCTAAGTATTGCATCATAATCTAATACTCCATTATAAATAACATATTTTTCACTTAACAATAATGAACTATTAGTTTGCTGATTAATTAAGTCTGCAGTATCATACCAAGTTACATTAAACATTAAACCAAACCAAGTAGCATTATTTTTATTTAATGAAAATTCATCTATAACGTGAATAGGGTGTGGTGTATCTTCTGTAAATTTAATTGTTTGCCAAGCACTTTGTATTACACCATTAAAATCAGTTCCTTTATATTGTGGACTGACATAGCTTTCTAATATTTCATTAGTTGAAAAAATACCTACCCCACTATTATTTGGGTTTACTTCTAAAGTTGCTACTTGTGTAGATGGAACTGTAATATTATTAACCCCTGAAGATGTTGTAGATATAGTAACAACAGCAGTAAATTTGACATTAAATTTAGTAGCTACTATTTGACTATCTGATACTGTAAATATTATCTCTTGACCTACAGGTAAAATATTATATAATGGTTTTTGGTCTATACTTAATGACATTACTTTGTTTTTAAATTATTTAATATATCTTCTTTTAATGCTTTACCAAAACCTGAAGCAAAACCTTTTAATTCTAACCCTAAAGGCTTTTGAAAGAAACTAATACCTTCAATACCTCTAATGTAAATACTTCTTGCTATTGCAAATTTTAAACTTTGTCTTGTCATAAATCTACCTTTTGCATCTCTAGGTGCTATCCCTCTCATTACTACCCACTTATCAAAAGCCTTAGTAGGTGGTTGTTTATTAGTGTACTTAAATGGACTTGACATTGTCTTACCCTTATAATCAGTAAACTTATTACTACCTGAATAGTTACCTTTATTTTTTCCTGTCTTTATTTCCCCACCTGCACCTGATACTCCTTTATCTACATACTTACCATAGTCTATCATAGAAAAATCTATCTCATAACCTTTAGCAGTTTTAACTACATTGAATTTAATGCTATTAATTAAACCCCCTGTAACATCTTTCTTTTTCCTTTTAAGGTTACCAATAGATTTATTAACAACACTTTGCCCAAAGCTATTTAAATATCTTTCTAAAGCTATCACTAGATACTAGCAACAAATATTTCTACATCTAAAGTAGCTACAGGTTCAACCTGAATACTTGTTAAGTCAGCCATAGTTCCAAAACTAGGACTTGTATCTGCTTCAGCTAACATAACAGTTACTGCTGCACCTAAGATATGAGATTGCCCTGCTGCTAAAGTTACTTGGTATAATGTTGCTGCACCAACTACTGCTAATTCTAAAGCATTAACAGCATCTAAATTAGTTATTCTAATGTATCTAACATCTTGTTTGTCTATTTGAACTGCTGAACCAAAAGAATCAGAATCAAAAGTTGCAAGATGTGTAATTTCATCTATCGTGCAAGTTACTATTCTTTCGTAAACATTATTGATTCCACTAGTGGTTAAACTGTTTGTGCTTCCTCTTTGTGAGCCATTAAGGGTAACTGATTCTGTAAGTGTTGTAATTAAGTCGGGCATATTTTATAATTTATAAGTTATTTTAGGTGGTATTAATTGTATTGTTAGTTTATCTATCTTTATCGTATTTAATCTCTTTAATATCTTAAACATTATTGTATTGCATCTGTTGTTGCTTGTGGTGCTATACAAGTATTGTATTCATTTTCTATTATAACAGGCAGAGTAAACACCCAACCTGTAGGTGCATTATCAAATCTTTCTGTAAAAGGTTCTAGGCTTATATCTCCATCTGTAAAGTATTTAGGTATATCATCTAAACCTTGATTAGATAATAAAAGACTTTCTCCGTTTTTAAACGTGCCTATCAAGTCGTTGCATATTTGTAAGCAATCAGATAATACTTCTTGTTCATTACTAAGGTCAGGAAATACTAAGTCCATAATAAATATTTGAAAGTTTAAAGTCATCTGATGTGTTCCTGCAGTAGCATTAACAGGTGTGATGTGCATTAAAGGAAAGTATGAGTTCTTTTTTAAATCAATTTCCCAAATATCTCCTGTTGTTATTGTCTTTATCATATAGTGTTGCTCTCCTAATTTCTTTAAGGTATCAACAGTATTATTATAATCTTTAAAGTATGTCATTTTTTACTGATTTTGTTTCGTTTAAATCTGCTTCATAAGTTAGCCAAGTTAAACATTCATACAGGCTAAGGTTAGTTATTCTTTCTAAGTTTATTATCTCTCCATTTGTTAATCTATACATCACACCAAACCAACCCCACTTGTCTGCAAATTGCTCTGTGACAGTTTGTCTATCATCATTTGATTCCGTTCCATTAAATACAATGGCAAAATGTTCGACAGTTCTTTTACGAAAGTCCAAAAAAAAAGCAGACAATTAGATATGTCTTTTGCTTTCATCTTTTTAAACTTTTCAGCCCTCATTCTTAAATCACTTTTACCATAGGCTTCTATACTATATTTACCTTCTACTTCTTCTGTTATTGGTCTATATAAAACAGCCATTATCTTATCTATGTTATCTTCCATACCATTATTTAAGTATGTTTCAATATCGGCATACTCTCCTAAAGTTAGTTCTTCTAGGTTAGGATGGAATCCATATTTAATATCATTGATAGTAATTATTTTATTTAGCTTGGTATTCTCTTTAGCTTGTAAATCTGATATTCTTTTAAGTAATATAGCTACATCTCCTATAGCTAATTCATTAATTAGTTTCTTAGGTATATCAGATAAAACACTTATAGTATTTTGTGCTTCTTTAGCTTTTAATTTGTTTTTTTTAGTAATGAGTTTTACCCATTTATCTAAAGTTACATCATTCCAACTTTTAATAAGGTTGTAATTTTTTTTCTTGCCTTCTTTGTTTATCTTGATTTGCATATTATATAATAGAAAAGGTTAATATTTAGTTTAGATACTGTATATTTGCTACGTTTTCATAATGTTTTACTGTTAAGAGAGGTGTAATTTTATAATTGCACCTTTTTTATTGCACATAATACTTCCCATAATTACCATCTATTTCAAAATACATTCGCATAGCTAAAGCATCAGCATAATCAGGAGACCTACCTATAATATCTTTAATAGAATCCTTAGGTATGATTTGTAACTTGTTATCTTTATCTGCATCTTTAGTTCTTACTTGCTCTAGTTCTTCAATTATAAGATTTTTAACATTAACATCAGCACATTCAACACCAATTTGTGCAGTATTTATCTTTTCAGCTAATTTATAATAGCATTGTGTTTTTAAGTTTTGATAGTTCTCTCCTTTTATTGCTCTTGAATTATTTACAAAACCCCTGCATCTCATATAATCTACTACCCCACCACCAACACCATCTTCATCAACTATAATATTAGTTAGTCTAACACCATTAGCTTGTTGTATAGCCCTAATTTCATCTACAACCTCATTTACAGCCGATTTAAGAATACTTCTTATCTTTTTAATATGTAACCCTTCCCAAAGCATTATAACTGTCTTATCGCTTCCAAAACGTGCTACATCACAACTTATGTATTTTTCTCCATCCATTCCATTTTGGTCAAATAAATTAATAATAGCATCATATTCTATTAAATTATCATTTGTTGCATCATATTCCCAATTACCAAATAACAATCTTTGTTTACTTAATTCATCTAAAGTAAGTAACTGCTTTTTATAATGTTTAGATATAAATTCGTTATCATCTACAAGGCTTTGAATAAATTGCCTGTATGGTTTTTGTGTACCTTCCTTTGCAGGTTTATAGTATTGAGTATANACCCAATTCTTTGCAGGGTTACAAGTCATAAGTANCTTAGGTATAATATTGTATTGGTCTAACTTATACCTCATCCTAGATGCTACTATGTTCTTNGCCTTCTCTGTTATTTGATTTGCTTCATCTATAAAAGCAGCAGTAATTTCTAATGAACCTAANCTATCAAAGTTTCTATCTGATGGNTATAAGAATAAGTCTTTAAGTATTATCTCACTACCATTATANAACTTAATAATGTTAGAACCTGCATTAAAATTATAGTGCTTGTTTGCTATTATACCCCACTCTTGACATACTTCAAAGAAAGTATTTAAGGTGGTCTTTTTTAAAGCATCTAACTTTGACCTACCCATTAAGTATCTTGTCTTAGGGTATTTAAGACATAAAAGAATTAACCAACTACAACCTACCCAAGACTTACCACCACCTGCTGCACCACCAAACAAAACTTCCGTAGTCTTATTATCAAACAAGTATTCAATAGCTTGTTCTTGTGTATGAGTAAAGTTAGTATCAATATTCAACTCCTTTGATGTTTACATTAATTTTAATTGGTTCATCCCCTGATGTTAAATCTAATTCGTTACGTTCAATATAACCTCGTTTCTTTCCCTTTGTTTTTAAATAAAATATAGTAGCTGATGTGTTACCACCTTGTATTTGTTCGTGTAAATGACTTTCAGCAAAATCAATAGCTACATTTAAAATATCATCAACTTCTTCTTTAAATTTACTATCATTATTATAATAATCATAATAAGTAGAACGATGCACTCCTACATTCTTACAAGCTGTTGTAACAACCCCTAAAGACTTTTCTAAGGCTTGTATTAGTTTCTTTTTTATAGTGTCGGATTTGTCGGTCATTTTTTTCTTTTGGGTTCGTTTGTAAATGGTATATCTTCTTTATAAGTATTCCACGCAATATTATCTCTTTTTCCTTTCATAATTCTAGGGGATAAGTTTTTGTTTTTAATGTGATGGTGTAATCGCCCACCATTTTTAATTTGTTTCTCTGCATAACAAAGACTAGGAAATTGTATAGGTATTATTAAAGATTTATTTAATAGTTTGTTTTCTTTATACAAGTCTGTAAGCCCACCCTTTTGACTTGCAGAGCCTTCAGGATTTAATGCTAAACCTGTTCTAAGACTACCTGTAAAAAAGCCTTCATTCATTATATGTACAAATTGGCTAGTATCATTATCTTGAATAGCTTTCTCCCCTCTATATATATAATTTGTATTTATAAATGTGGTATTCATTACTTTATTTCTTAGAATTTTTTTGTCAGGTACTGTAAACATATCCCCTGTTTGACTTAATCCAAAAACCCCTATTTTCCTTTTTTGCATAAATTCCTTTATACCTTCAAAGACCATTGTAAAGTCTTCTAAAATAGCCCCCCTTGTATATATCCCATAAGGTTTTATTTCATATTGTCTTGTATCGTCATCTATCACTAAATAGAAATCAATATTTAAACTTTTAGCAATATCGTAAAACATATTTCTTGACATTCCTGCTGCTCTTCTCATTTTACTAGGTCTATGTACAAAGTCGTATCTTTCTCGTGCTTCTTCCATTGAGAAAATATGAAGATTACAATCTAGCTTTGTTGTTTCAATTTCATAGTCTATAGCATCATCAGCTTCATCATCAATAAATACGTGAATATTTTTTGGCTCATATCCTTTTTTAATAAAGTATTTTGCTGTCTTTATATTGTCTGCTCTATGATAACTAGGTATAAATATATCTATCATTAAAAAAAATCTTTATCTGTGAATCCTAATAATCTTAATAAGTCATCTTCTATAAATCCATTTGCACCACTATCAGTCAATACTAATCTTAATCTTTCAATAGCTTTTTGTTCTTCTTCATTTGCATTAAAAGAATGATAATTAGCTACACTTTCAAAGTCTATTTTAATAAACCTATATGCAAACATTTTTAATATTTCCTTTTGCTTTTTAGTTAAGTCATAATCATCTAAGGCTTTTACTTTCTCATTGTATTTAGTAAAATCTAAACAATCTTCTAAATTAATGTTTGGCTCTTTTTTTGGCTCGTAATACAAAGGCTTGTATTCAAGACCTGACAACAACTCTGTATTTTTAATTGTAGGTACATTAACACCCCAATCTTCTAGTTTGTCAATATCCCATTCATTTGCTAGTATATCCCATTCCCATTCTCCAAAACCTACATTGTCTTTTATAATAAATTCTTGCTTTTGTTCTTTAGTTAGCCCTTCAGCTATTTTAACATATACTTCTTTAATACCTGCTTCAATACAAGCCTTGTGTCGCATATTACCACCTAATATAGTCATATCTTCATCTACTACTATTGGTCTTAGTTTTAACATTTCAGGAAACTCTTTAATAGATTTTACAAGTTTTTTAAATTTTGTTTCCTTTATAATTCTTGGGTTACTTAAATTAGTTTTTAACTCATTGATTTTTAGTTTCATACTATATAATAGAATTATTTGATTTTTATTTTAATGTATCTTTAGCCCTGTTCCAAAGTTTATCATTTTTATTTGATAGTGTAGGTTCTGTTCTTTTAATATTAGGAAAGCCACCAAACTTAAAAATCTCTTGCATATACTCTCCACACTTAGGACATTCAGTTCCAATATTAACAACTT